TCTTCCAGCATTAAAGCGCCAGTTGAAACGCTGAGATCTAGTAAAGCTTCATGTGCCTGGGTAGCAAAGTTTGAATGATTAATGTGATCAAATAGAATGTCGTTGGCTTCGTCTAAATACTCCTGGACTTCATCTTCATCTTCAACAACTTCTGATCCAACAACGAGTTTGGTCCATTGTCGCCAGGGCGGAATGAGAGTAGCTTGTAATCTTGATGCAAACTTCTGAACTCCCATGACTGCGGTCGAGTCATAGATGTCGACATTCTTTTTTTGTCCTGGTGTATGAAGGGAAAAGTTTTCACGCTGGGGCAGTGCAAAATCATAGCATTCTCTTAGATGATTGATCCAAGGATCCTTTCTGCTTTTCGCTGCTTCATATCGAGCTATCAGTTCTTTGACTGTCCCTAGCTCTTTAGGGATTTTAAATTTAGACATATTAACCTAACGTGTTGCTGTAAATACCTCTTTCGTCTTTCGAACCAGAGATCAAACTCATACGTCCTCGCTTAGAGCGCTTGCGAGCTTCCTTTCTAGCTTCAATCTGCTTGTCAACTTTAATTTCTTCTTTCTCTTGCCTAACTTCAGCTTTAGTTTTTGCTGGTGGCGGTGGTGGTGCTGATCTACGTCGTCCCATGATGCTCCTTAATTAATTAAATGTCCCATTACAATCCGCCTAATAACGAATGACGCTGATTGCTTGTTGATTTCTTTTGAGTGTAAGTACCTTTTGACACACTGCGATCTATCTCTTGGAATGCTCTTTTATCTTTGTTCATTTTGTCAACTTGCCTATTCCAATTTGCTGCGTTAGCAGCTTTGTTTGCTTTTTTAGCGTTAGGATCTCCACCTTTAACGTAACTCCAAGAATCTTTCCGGCTGCCCATGACACTCCTTTATTAAATATTTATACAACTGATAAGGCCTATAAATCCACCAAGTCTTGATCCCTCCAATCCCTAACAAAGCCTTTGTTTGCTCTACACAAGTGCAAAGCGTTGGGTACGGATTCCGGATCCTGGAATTATCGCGCCGAATATTAACGTGGATTATAACACTACAATTAGTATCATTGACAACATTTTGTATCTTATGTTGTGGACCAAAGGGTAAAACCTCGATGTCAGTCCCGCCAAGCCTGGGATTAAAAGAGATCCAATTGAAGCCATCCCAACGTACTGCCCAGACATGACGAAAGCCTGGTTTCAGTAATTTAGCAAGTTTCCAGGGCATATCGCCATGCTCGAAAATGACATACCATTCAGCAAAATCGTACTTCCACTCTTCAATGAGTGAGTGCTTGAGCCAAGTCAAAAGATCTTCCAATCTTGCTTGAGTACAGCTGGACCGGTCATTCCTTCATGACGTTTATCGATCCAGGCAACAGCAAAATAACGGAAGGCATCAGCGCCATGTGAGCTCCAATCGTGCAGCGGTCTATCCTTGTACACTCTTTTATCCTCATCATATTCGCAGCGGTAATAACTCAAAGCTCTGATTCCATCAGCACAGCGCTTCTCATCGAAATAACACCTGGGCAATATTCTCCTGGCAGCTTCAATGCCATCCATGATCGGTAGATTCGGTGTCACTCGGAACACGATCCCCATTTGCCTTGCTTGATCCTTTCTTGATTTACCAGTAGTCAGCTCTCGAACTTGAATATCATGAGGGGCCCAGTGATCTCCGAAGGTGATGCCATGCGTATCTCGAAAATCATGCAGCCAATTGATGTAATGTTGCAGGCCTTCACCAGAGTTTTCATAGTAACCGACGACTCTGAGCTCAGTGCCAGCTCTCTGGATCAACCAGATTGAGGTTGCGTCCGCTATTCCAAGATCCCAGAATGAATTGACTGGCAGCACTGGATCAATTGGAACTTTGGTGATCCTGTTATCTTCACGAGCTGCTTCGATCTGCCTGGCATAGTACGCACCTTTCCTATTTTCTAGTGGTTCTCCGAGCCAAATATGCTTGTATAGAGCTTTATCGACTTTCTCCAGGTGTAGTCTTTCCTTCTCCAGCTCTGGCGGAAACCAGGGATTGTCGGAATAGTTGACTTTGACAACGTATGAGTCCTCTGGTGGGTTGACTACGAATCTTTGGTAAGTTGGATCCAGCAGATCCTGGGCATTAAAAGAAATCCAGATCTCAGATCCCGGTGCTCGAATCGTTGGAACGAGCGTGTCATAACTGGAGGCAGTGATCTTTTCGGCTTCTTCCAACCAAACGACCTGGATTCCTTCCATTGATTTTATCTTAGTTATGTTTGAGCGTAAACCTTCAAAGCTAAATCTTGATCCATTGCGACCAATGATCTGTGTCTTTTGAATGTCAAAGAAATCCTCCAGGCCCATTCGCTCGATGGTATCAGCAAGCAGCAGCAGCACTGAGTCATTGATTGACTTCTGAATCTCCCTGGCGCATAAGATCCTTGTCTTTTCTTTGTAAGCTCTAAGTACCAGCAGCTGCGCGATCGTCCAGGATTTCGATGATCCTCGTCCGCCATGGGCCACTTTATAGCGATGCGGTTCTAAGAAAGGCTCGAACTTGTCAGTGATTTGTATGCGGAGTTTCGTCGTCGACATAATTATGATCGTGATAATGAACCATATCTACTATGGATGAATAACACCAGGGACAAAAATTTACCGGAGTGATCCCAAAGAAACCTTCGATCCCACCATCATCTTCATCATATTCACTGGCACAAACATTGCATGTATGCTCTATCTTAGCCATTGCATTTGATGAATGATATAAGGAGCGTAACCAATCCAAAAACCTAGAAAGATCCCCAGGTATAGTTTGTTTATGGGTTGCTTATGGACTTCGACTTCAATCGGATAATCCACTGGTTGTTTAGTTATTTTCATTTCTTAATATCTCCACTTGTATAGTTGCTGGCATTGGATTCTCTGGATCGTTGGACATCACTTGCTTATCTAGTCCATGGATCCTCGCTTTGACGTTTAGAGCTGAGATAGCTGCACCAGGCTGGCCCAGAGATCTAGCTAATTGTCGATCCTCGTCAAGTTCTTTGGAAAGTGATTCAACAGTCACCTCAAACTTTTTTTGTAGGTTTAATTGCAGCTCACCAACTCTTGTTGCAATCTTGCTGTTATCAAGAAGTGCTACTGCATTTCGATTAATTGTTGGTCCTTTCATTTTTTGACAGTCATAACTCTGCCGATATGCTTCACTTGCATTCCCTGTTTCAATGAAAGATTTGCAAAACCTCTCTTGCTTTGTTGTTAGCTTATTCATACTTTGGCCCACCATTGATCCTCTATAAATTTATATTCTTTATCCACACTGATCATCAAATGATCAATGACTTTTATTACATCTTCCAAAGAGTAAACGACTTCAACGTGTCCGCCCGCAGCTTCGATCTTTTTATGAAACTTCTTTTGAACTTTGCTCAATCTTCCCTTCGGAGATGTAGTCTTAGGTTTTTTAACTTCCAAACCAACATATCTTCCACAATGAACAACAGTGAGATCTGGGACACCAGGTTTAACTCCTTCTTTTTTAAGTTTGGTCCCGGTTCTCAGATTTCTGCTGCCACCATTTGGCACTGCCCAATAACAAATACCTTTCAGATCTAAATAATCACATATGGCTTTCTGGACTTGGTGCTCAACGTCTGCCATTATTTTTTCTTAGGCACTATGGTTTTCTCCATTGCTTTAGCAAGATCTACTAACCAAGGATCTGGCCACTTTCCAGAATGTTTTTCAGCTCCTTCAACTCTTTCTCTTAATTCTAGTATTGCTTTTTTTAGCTCTTCACTCATGCGCTTTTCCTATTCATAAAATAATTAATAATGTTTTTCTGGTGCTCATCGATCATTTGATTAATGCGCTCTCTTCTTGTGTCTTGCTCATCATCCGACACGTCCAACCATTGTGGCTGCGCCCAGAATCGGATCATCTTTTCAGACTCGTGATTGGTCCAACCTCTATGCTGCTTGTTATAATTCTTAAACCAGACCTGGACATACCCAGGGACTTCATGAAAGGGATGATCAACAAAGAATCGATACTTTCCTTTGTCATCAGCATTCATCCACATCTGAGCATAATCTCTCTGAGGTTCTTTTTTACTTTCCAGAGCTTTATGCAGTTTTGGTCGCCCACCACAATAATCAATAAACTTAGGAAGGGATGGCGCGAAATCAGATCCAGATCTTCTAACCAATTCGATCGCATGCAAAATATCAACATTAGGTATTCCAGATAAACCTTTCGACCATTCATCAAGCGTTAAGTTCATCCAATCTTCATCATCATCCAACCTAGCACCAAATGAAGGAAACATTACTTTGAACCTGGCAATCACTCTTCCCGCTATTTTTTTCTCTTCAGCTGCAATCATCTTGCGACCTCCTTCAATAAGTTAAGTCCAGATCTTTTAGCTGGTCCTTGAGATCTCCGACCGCCTTGATCTTGTTCTTTCGATAACCAGGCATTGACAAACTTCTTGATCCCAGATTTTGTTTTACGTCTTTTAGGATTACCATCAATCCAACCCACCATATTGCGAAGCTCTTGTTCAACATTCACAGCCGGATACAGATCTCTATACTTTACGAGATCATCTTCATAGATTGGAAAGAGGGATTTATCATTGAGCTGCAACCCAATAAAGACATTAGCATTATCATTTACATTGTCATTAACATTAACATTTACATTAGGTTCGTTCTTGGTTTCCTTTTGGTTATCTTTAGGTTCTTTCTCG